TATCTTTTACGGGAGGCAGAAAGTACGTCATCCTTGACGAGGCCGATTACCTTAATGCAAATTCTACGCAGCCAGCTCTACGCAATTTCATGGAGGAATTCTCAAGGAACTGCGGTTTCATACTTACCTGTAATTTTAAAAACCGAATCATTGAGCCCCTACACTCGAGATGTTCGGTTATAGACTTCAAGATTAATAAGTCTGATATGGCCAAGTTAGCAGGTCAGTTCTTTAAACGTGTAGAAAATATCCTTACTAAAGAGAATGTGGCATTCGATAAGGCAGTAGTTGCTGAGGTTATCAAGAAGCACTTCCCCGACTGGCGTCGTGTCTTAAATGAACTGCAGAGATACTCAGCGACGGGTGCAATCGATGCAGGAATACTTACTAATTTCCACCAGATATCTCTCGATACACTAATCAAGTTACTAACTGATAAGAACTTTACCGCTATTCGTAAGTGGGTGGGAGAAAACTTGGATGCAGATCAGACTGTTATCTTTAGAAAGATATATGACTCAGCATATGATTTTCTAACTCCTTCTGGAGTAGCAGCTGCAGTAGTTTTAATTGGAAAGTATCAGTACCAGTCTGCATTCGCCGCAGATCCTGAAATCAATCTAATGGCTTGTTTAGCCGAGATTATGATAGAGTGTGAGTTCAAGCGATGAATCCATTTGACATCGTCAATGACATCAACTATATAAAGAAAGGCATCATCAATGACGAAGTATCGGCCAAGGAATACAATGCGTGGATTGTTAATCGGGCCTTATCGTATTTCCCGGATACTATATTTTATGCGCAGGAAATGAATACCAACCACACTCTAGATAATAAGATGCAGTACGACTATCTTTTCAATGCTATTCGACCTGCTAAAAGGTTCTCTAAGTGGGGTAAGAAGGATAAGAACCAAGACATAGAAATGGTACAGCAATACTTCGGATATAGCAGATCTAAGGCACTGATTGCTATGTCTATACTAACTCCTGATCAGATGAAAGCTATCGGTGCTTCTGTAGATACGAGTAAAATTCTATAAATCATAAATACCCATAATAACAATAATAATTATGGGGTGTCATATGTCGGTTTTAGAGACTTTAGTTGAGGTGACTATTGCAGAGGAAGAAGATTTCTTAAAGATCAAAGAAACACTGACTCGCATCGGAGTGGCTTCCCGCAAAGAAAAGAAACTATATCAATCATGTCATATACTTCATAAGCAATCGAAATACTATATAGTGCACTTTAAAGAACTATTTGCTTTGGATGGCAAGCTTTCTAATCTTAGCGACGAGGACATAGGTCGCAGGAATACCATAGCTCAATTGCTTGAAGACTGGGGTCTCATAAAGATAGTAGATCCAATTGCATCTAAAGAGCCTAGGACGTCTCTTAGTCAGATAAAGATACTTCCTCACAAGGAAAAAAATGAGTGGGAATTGGTTCCTAAATATAATATAGGACGCAAGAAGGTCTAAAGGAGTGAAATTTATATCATGTTTAAGTTCTTTAAGCGGCAGCCAAAAACATCTGCAGAAATAAAATTACAACAAATTCAGGATTTGCTTTTTCCAAAGATGGAAGAAACAGAATTGAATGGTGTTAAGTTCTGCGTAGATTACTCAGTAGACTCCAACCTAGATGCAGTTCTCCTAGACCTCGAAGAGGGTCACAACGACGAGACTGCCAGAAAAACTATCAAGAAGGTTACAAATAGATTATATGAGATTAGACAGCTATTACAAGCATATACTGAAAAGCTTGATAAGGATATAAAGTACGTAGTAATAGATGATGTAATACCCAACAATTACGAATAACTCTCATGATAATAGTATTAGATAGTGTATTCAAATCAATAGATTCTATAAGCGAATTTTTGCCAGCATTTCCTGAAAATGACACCTGGTTTGAACCAGGCACATATCAATTTATTGACAAGATAATAGATATAGCTTCGAAGTACTTCGACATGCCAGGATATATAGGATACGAGATGCACAAGAATACGATTAGTCTTGGGTATCATCATGATAAGGATGAGATGCTCTATGCAACTACTGGAATATTTTCATTTCCTCTATGCAGCATAGTATACTATCCACATATACAAAATTTGAGGGGCGGAGAGCTGAGATTTGAGGACGTAACTATCAAACCTATAACCAATAGGTTAGTCATGTTCGAATCGTCACTGCCTCACTTAGTTGCCGAACATACTGGAACTAGAATTTCCATTGGTATAAATCCATGGAAAGAAAAGCCACTAGCATATAGGACTTAACATGATTAGTAAAGATAAGTTAGACGATTTCATCGATCAAGTCGAGAATATGATAGATGCCCAGGATGACATGTGGGCAGAGGAAAAGAATTACAACTATCGCTGGAAAAATAAAATTAAAGAAGAGAGATATGAACCTGCTAGAAAGTCAGCTAGGGAATCACTCGAGGCTGCTATTATTGAAATAGCAGAGAAGATGATGGTAGATAAGAAATGACCGACGAGGAAGTAGTAGAACTTATGTCTGTCTATATAATAAAGCAGATTAATCTAGGTCGCAACCATATTATGGAGAGCGAGTTGTACACCGCATTTGGCTCTAACTTTCCAACAGATATTCCCGATAGGAAGTTTATTCTAAAAGAATACGAGAATGTAATAAACATGGCAGACTTCAAAGCGAGGTACAGAAAACATTAATTATGGCAGAAACATTTTATGAAAATAAGTTTAGGGATCTTCCGCTGTGCACTACTCTCGTGGAAAAATATCCACTTATAAGGAACGAGGTCCTCGAGTTTATAAGCAATTATGATCCCCTAATACCATTCCCAAAATATAAGGTTAATGTCGAGCAAGTCGAATTGTATGATAATGACTGGAAAGCCTTTCCTCTTAGTGTATTTAGGGATGAAGCCCCAGAAATTACAAACGATCCTAGATTTCTATCGCTAGTAAAATTTGGCAAAGAAAAGTGCCCAGTCATTCATAGTATCATAGAAGATCTGGAAAAGGCAGGTGAATTGGCAAATGTATTCATATCCAAACTTACTCCTGGAACCATCATTAGGCCACACTTTGGTAGAACCCCGCATTGGATGAGATTTCACCTCGGCCTAGTGGATGATCCAAAGTGCTACATAAAGGTAGGCAGTGACTCCAAATCATGGGAATCTGGTAAGATCTTGGCATTCAGGGATGGAGGAGAGTATCCGCATGAGGTGGTCCACAAGGGCACCAGGGATAGGATTATATTGAGTATGGATGTCAAGATGGACTACCTAGCTAAGTGGCTAAAAAATAATGGACAAGTGTGAAAATAACTGTGTACATAATTAAAAATATAGGGTATACTGATAATATAACCAATGGAGTTTATATCATGAACGTCAATGAAGCAATGTCGATGGCAGCCCAGCTCGAGACCCTAGTGGATATGTCGAAACTTTTCAATTCATCCCGCGATCAGCTCTGCGAGTCAATCCTCCTAGTTGCCAAGAACCTTAAAGATATGGCAGATCAGATGGATCTTGAGATGTCAGCGTTTGCTGAAGAGCAGTATCAGGATGAAATCGTCACTACCAGCATGGTTGCAGAGTACTTAGCACAGGGAGTACATTGATATGGACCGCGTAGATATTCAAGCTCAAGATAGGTCAGGCGTATGGAGAACATATCATACGACTATGAATAACAATTCACAAAGGATCATTCAGGAAATGAACAGTCTCAGGAATAAGTTTCCTGAATATAGAGTACGCGCTGTCGATAAAAGTGGCCGAATAGTAGATATTTTGTAACTGATTTATATAAATAAAATATGAAAACAAATAGGACACTACAAATGCAATCGAAAACATGCCATATTAATACAGCGATCGTCGGGAATATTCCTGAATATGATCGCTCATGTGGTTGTCCTGCCTAGTCCTACACTCAACATATAGAGTTTGGATTAGGGCGGGAAATAAAAAATCCTGCCCTAATTTTTTATGTGTACTTAATATTAAAGTTGATATATATTAAGATAAGACAAGCAGCTACTCCTTGTATATAAGAGTAGACCCTGACTGGTACTGGCGCCGAATGGTTGCAGGTGGTTTCCAGCAGGGAGAAGTAGATAACGAAAGTTATCTCTTCACAGATACTGCAATGGGT